CCCGTCTACGCAGAATCTCGACAGTGAGCTGGAGGAAAAGATCCAGAAGAATCTCGACCTTCTGAGTTAGGAGGCGGCAATGACCTATAAAGAGATCGCGGCCTTTGTTGCTTCCATCGCGGAGGCGCTCGGCTGCGGGTATCACTACTACGACGAAGGGGAGAAGGACATCATTAAGACGCCCTATCTCCTTTTTGATTATCCGGACCGGGACGACACCCGGGCGGACGATCGGAACTATGTGCGGGTACAGCGTCTGAATCTGGAGTATGACAGCAAGACGAAGGACATCGATGCAGAGGCAGTCATCGAGAAGATGCTCGATGACGCAGACCTTGCCTACACAAAAGAGGACACACGGTATGACGGCGCTGACGCATACGGTGTGATGTATAGCACGGAGGTAATAGTAAATGGCTAATACTACAAAGAATAAGGTGACTTATGGACTGAAAAATGTCCATGTCTGGCCGATCACCGCAACCAGCGACGAGGGTGTACCGACCTATGGCACCGTGATCAACTGGCCGGGCGCGACCGAGGTCAAGATGGACGCAGAGGGCTCCACTGATCCGCTGTATGCAGACGATTCTGTTTATTACCAGGGCGTCTCCAACACCGGATACTCCGGATCCCTGACATCTGCTGACGTTCCGGAGGACTTCCTGACGAGCGTCATGGGCTACATCAAGGACTCTAACGGGGCCATGATCGAGAACGCGGACACTGTTCCGAAGGAGTTCGCGATCGCTTTCGAGTTCAAGGGCGACGCGAAGAAGCGCAGACATCTGTTCTACAGATGCACCGCAGAGCGTCCGTCCGTCGGATCTTCCACCAAAGAGGATAAGGTGGATCCGAACACGCCCGAGATCAAGATCACTGCCCTTCCCCGCCTGGACAATGGAAATGTCAAGGCGCGCGCGGAGGAAGGTGACACCGCTTATGACACCTGGTACGGCACCGCGCCGTATGAGCAGGCAACAACGGCCTAACAATCCGGCTGAGGAACAGCCTTTTCAGGCAGAGGGAGCGCCAAAACTCCCTCTGCTTTTTATCAGGAGGAAAAAGCAATGATCAAAACACTTACTTTCGGAGACAAGCAGGTGAGCTTCTCCACCAGTTTCGCCTGGTGCTTCATCTACAAGTCACAGTTCCATGAGGACCCGGCGCGGATCCTGATCCCGGTCACCAAGAAGATGACCGAGGAGCAGACGGACAGCGCGGAGGACTATGGCTACGCCCTCTATGAGGCGCTTGGCTTTGTCGCGATTGCAGACATCGCCTGGGCAATGGCGCGTTTACTCGATCAAAGCATTCCGGATCCGGTGGCGTGGGTCGCCTCTTTTGGGGATGACTTCGATATCACAGCGGTCATGCTGGAGCTGATCCCTGAAGCAATCGAGAGCTGCTTCGCGACAAAAAAATCCTCGGTGCCGATTCCGGCGACGACACAGAAGGCGGCACCGGAGACGAAGAGGAAGAAGTAACGATCGAGCAGATCCTCGCCGCTGGCCTGTCTCGAGGCCTGCGGATGCAGGACACGGACCGCCTGACGCTCGGAATGTGGGTCGATTATGTGATCGACTACAACAATATGGAGTACAAGGCGAGCCACAGGGACGGCGTGAACGAGGATCAGCCGGGCGTCCGTCGGGCAACACAGGCGGATTTTGACAGGTTCTAGTAGGGCTTTGACAGGTTAAGGAGTAACAATGGCAGCTAATATCAAAGGCCTTTTAGTTGAGATCGGTGCCGACACAAGCAAGCTGGAAGCGGCCTTCCGATCCGCTGACAACTCCATAAAGAGCACACAGTCCCAGCTCCGCGACCTGAACAAGGAGCTGAAGCTGAATCCGGGCAACACGGATCTCCTGAAGGATAAGCAGAAGGCACTTGCCAGCGAGATCAGCAACACAAAGGACAAACTGAAAGCCCTCCAGGACGCGCAGAAGCAGATGGACGCGGAGGGCGTGGACAAGAACTCGGATGCCTATCGCACTCTGCAGACAGAGATCGACACGACGAAGGCAAAGCTGGGAGACCTCGAGAAGGAGCAGAAGAATTTCGGGTCCGTCGGCGCACAGAAGATCGCGGCAGTCGGTGAGAAGGTCAAGGGTGTCGGAGAGAAGATGGCCGACATCGGCGGAAAGATGACTGCCGGTTTTACTGCTCCCGTCGTGGCCGGCGCAGCCGCAGCGGTCAGCGCTTATGGGGATGTTGATAAGCAGTTTAACCTGATCGAGCAGACAATGGGCACCGCGTCCAATAGCGCGGAGGATTTTAAGGGCCTGTGGGATCAGATGGGGGCATCCGCGAAGAATTCGACCTTCGGGATGCAGGATGCTGCAGACGCGACTCTGAACTTCGCACGGCAGGGCTTCTCTGCGAAGCAGGCGACGGATATGCTGACTCCTGCCATGTCCCTGGCAGCAGGCACCGAAACAGATTTGTCCGAAACTACGGCGGGCCTGGGTAATGCGCTGAAAATGTTCGGCGCAGACTCCAGCGAGGCGGCGGGCTACGCGGACGTGCTGGCCCGTGCACAGGCACAGGCTAACACCGATACATCGCAGCTGTTTGACGCGATGAGTGTGGCTGGTCCTATCTGTAAGACGGTCGGCTGGAATATCAAGGACCTCGCTACAATCACGGACGTCTTCGGCAACGCAGGCATCTCTGGATCCGAGGGCGCGACGGCTCTTAAGACAGGTCTTGCAAGACTCGCGTCCCCCGCAAAAGACGGCGCGACCTACATGGACGCCTTGGGCCTGTCTACCGGACAGACCTACTCGATCTTTAACGATGACGGCTCCATGAAGTCCATGACCGAAGTGCTGTCCAATCTGAACCAGGCCTTCTCCGGTCTGACTCAAGAGGAAGAGCTGCAGGCGGCGTCCGCTATCTTCGGCAAGAACCAGATGGCGAAATGGCTGACCCTGGTACAGACCTCTCCCTCGGATGTGGAGGGCCTGCGATCCGCCCTGGACAACTGCAGAGGGTCCGCGGATGACATGGCAAATGCTCTGATGAGCGGCACCGGCGGATCAATCGAGCAGATGAAGTCCACCTTTGATGTTTTGAAGGTTACGCTGGGCGAACAGCTGGCTCCGGCTTTCCAGCCGGTGATCAGCGGCGCCACGAAGCTGATGAACGCTGTCATGAATCTGTCCCCGCAGACACAGCAGATGATCCTGCGGATCGTGGCTGTCGTGGCCGCAATCGGTCCTCTCCTGCTGATCGGCGGCAAGCTCATGGTGGGCATCGGTCAGCTGATGCTCTACGCGCCGTGGATTCAGGCGGCATTTACCGGCGTACTCGGTCCGATCGCGCTGGTGGCTGCAGCTGTTGCCGGAGCTGTCGCTGTCGGTGTCCTGCTGTATAAGAATTGGGACACCATCAAGGCAAAGGCGTCGGAGCTCGGCGGAAAAATCAAGGAGACGTGGAACGGGATCAAGCAAAAGACGTCGGAGACCTGGGAGAACGTCAAGAGCACTGTCTCGGAGAAATGGGACGGTCTTAAGAGCAAGATCGCGAACAGCGCGCTTGGGCAGACAGTCTCGAAGGTATGGGAAGCGGCAAAGACCACCACACAGAACAGCCTGTCCTCGATCCGGGCCGCTTACGATGAGCACGGCGGCGGAATGAAGGGCGCGGTCGCGGCAACGGGTGAGGCGATCAAGCAGCGCTTTACCGCCGGCTATAACTTTTTGAACAATTTAACTGACGGACGCTTTGGCGACATGGCATCGACGGTCCGGACGCGTATGTCTGACATAGCAAGCAATGCCGCCCAGAATCTGGAGAACGTGAAGACGTCCTTCTCTACAAAGCTCTCCAATGCGGCAAGCACCGCGCAGACGAAGCTGTCGAGCATCGGCACTTTCTTCTCTACGCACATGAGCAATGCGGCCAATACGGTCAGCACCAAGCTCGAGAACGTGAAGAGCTTCTTTACTACCAAGATGTCGACTGCGGCGAGCACTGCGCAGACAAAACTGCAGAACATCGGGTCCTTCTTCTCTACACACATGAGCAACGCCGCCAGCACGGTCAGCACCAAGCTCGAAAACGTGAAGAGCTTCTTCACCTCGAAGCTGGCAACGGCAGCGAGCACTTCGCAGACAAAGCTGACCGAGATCTCCGGACACTTCAATACCAAGATGTCCGATGTCGCGTCCAAGGTAAGCACTAAACTCGAGGACGTGAAGGGCTTCTTCACTTCGAAGCTGGGATCCGCGGCAAGCACCGCGCAGACGAAACTGTCCGATATTGCGAACGCCGCAACAGAGAAGATCAACAGCATGAGGGACACGATCAAGACAGGTCTGGATAAAATCACGGGCTTCTTTAGTAACCTGAAATGGGATCTGCCGAAGATCAAGCTCCCGCACTTCTCGATTGAGGGCAGTTTCAGTCTGAATCCGCCGAGCGTCCCGCACTTCGGCGTGGACTGGTATGACAAGGGCGGTATCTTTTCCAGCCCGACCGTCATCGGTGTCGGCGAGCGTCGGCCCGAGTTTGTTGGCGCGCTGGATGACCTGCGGGCCATCGTCCGGGAAGAGGCGGGTGCTGGAAGCACACAGCTCCTTCAGCAGATGCTCATTCTGATGCAGCAGATGGTACAGCAGGGCGCGCGTCCGATCGAGGTCAATCAGACGATCAATGCGCAGTCTACGTCCTACGTCGCACAGCAGAAGCAGGCGGCAAAGCAGTTCCGTGAGATCGCGAGGCAGTTTGTATGAAGCCACAGGAAATTTTGATCTACACGAATACAAGTGGAGGGTCGATCACCTTCGGCGTTGGCAGTATCTATCATGTCAACGTCTCGAAGGACGTGACCGGTCTCTCTGATCTTGCAGACACAATCTACTCCACCTCCTCGAACGGTCAGGACGGCGACACCTACGTCGGTGTCCGGATCGAACCGAGGGATATCGTCATCAAAGGCAAGATCCGCGATGACACGAAGGCAAATCAGCTGACATACCGAAGGAACGCAGTGAAGATCCTGAATCCGAAGATTGCGGGAACGCTGACCTACCAAATCGGTACCTACGTCCGTCGGATCGGCGCTATCGTGGACGGCGCTCCGAAGTTCACGCACTCCGGACAGCTGCAGGAGTTCGAGGTGGACCTGAAGTGCCTCTCCCCCTTTTGGGAGGAGGAGCGCGACAGAAAAGAGGACATTGCGACGTGGATCGGCGATTGGGAGTTCCCGTGCGAGATCCTCCGCGATGACGAGCAGTCCATGATTTTCGGACACCATGAGGAGTCTGTCATCGTCGATGTTTTCAACAGCGGCGACATCACGACAGGCATGAGGGTCGTGTTCCGGGCGCTCGGTGCTCTTTCGAACCCGCTCCTGTTCAATGTGAACACGCGGGAGTTCCTCAAGGTGAACATCGATCTGGCCGCCGGCGACGTCCTGACGATAGACACGAACTATGGTAGGAAGACGGTTACACTGGTGCACAATGGCGTGACAACGAATGTCTACCGATACATTGACGTGGACAGCACCTTCATGCAGCTGGACGTCGGGGACAATCTTTTCCGGTACGACGCATCCAGCGGCTTCGATAATCTGGAGTGCACGATCTACTTCTCACAGAAGTACCTGGGAGTATAAATGGACATTCGGGTATACGACAAAGAGCTGAATGCTCTGGGCGTGATCGACGAGACCGCAAGTGTGATCTGGACGATCATGTACTTCGCGGTCGGTGAGGTGAAAATCCTCGCGCCGATCACCGAGAACAACAGGAACCTGCTGCAGGCGGGGAATGTCGTCGTGAAGCACGATGAGTACAACGACTACGTGGCAGACGACACAACGATATGGAGGCGTGCCGCGGAGATCACCTACGTGCATTACCAGAAGGACGAGAACGGACAGGAGCAGATCGAGGCGCGCGGCTACATGATCACACGCTGGCTGAATCAGCGGGTCATCACTCCGCAGATCCAGATGACCGGCACTCAGCAGGATATCGTGAACGCGCTGATCCTGCGGAACGTCGGGAGTAAGGCATCGACAAAACGGCAGTTCCCGCAGTTCACGGTCCTCCCGCAGGAAACTATCGCGGGGACGTCCGTGGACTATTCCAATGAGGCACTGAAGGCTCTCGGCGACGAGGTACGCGATCAATGCCAGCAGGGAAAGCTCGGCTATGATCTACTGGTGGACGAGAGACATAAGCTCTACGGCTTCTATCTGTACAAGGGACGGGATCTTACCAGCGGCAATGCAGACGGCAATGCGCCCTGCATCTTCTCCCGCGATTTCGATAACGTGATTGAGCAGGAGTATGAGCATAGCATCGAGAACCTCGAGAACTATGCCTATGTCCGGGGCGGATCCGACAGCAGCAATGTTCAGCTGGTGCAGGAAGTTGACGGCGCTGGCGCTTCCGGACTGGGCCTCAGAGAGTTCCTCCTCGATGCCTCCGACATCTCCCGATCTGCGGAGGACTCTTCCGGAAACTCCACAGACATCCCGGAGGCGACCTACCGGAAGATGCTCACGGCACGCGGGAACACAGAGCTCGCGTCCCGGATCGAGAGTTACACCTTCAACAGCTCGATTAACGCCAGATCGAACCTGCGCTACAAAGAAGACTTCGATCTAGGCGACCGCGTGACCTGCGCGGAAAAGACCTGGGGGATCATGATCAATTCCAGAATCACACAGATCACGCAGACCTTTGAGGCGGGGAAGAATGACATCGAAGTGACCTTCGGGGAATCCGCGCCGACGCTGATCGACGCGATCAGGAAGAAAGTGAGGTAAATCATGAACTATATGCCTTTTAACTCGGTGGACCATGACCGCGTGTACAAGGCGGAGGACTGGGCCTGGTATTTCAGTACCTTTATCAGCAATGGCGTCTTTCCATCTCCTTCAGACGGTCTGCAGGTGATGGCAGATGATGCAATGAACGTGAAGGTCCTGCCGGGCTTTGGTTTCATCAATGGGTATGCCTTCCGCAATCAGTCCGATTTCACCCTGACAATCGGAACCGCTGACGGCGCGCTGTCGCGGATCGATCGCGTTGTTCTCCGCTGGGATCTGGTCAACCGGATGATGTCGATCGAGGTTCTGCAGGGCACCGCATCGAAGGATCCAGTCGCTCCGGAGCTTACACGAACTGCCGACATCTGGGAGCTGGCGCTTGCAGACGTGTCCGTCGCGAAGGGCGTGACGACAATCACGCAGGCGATGATCACCGATGACCGCTTCAACAGTTCCCTCTGCGGGATCTGCGCAGGCGTCATTGATCAGATTGACGCCACCACACTCACGAAGCAGTTCAATGACTTCTTTGACACTTATCAGAAGACGATCCTGTCTGACTATGACAAATACACGCAGAACATTGAGAGCTATGAGCAGGCATGGAAGGATGCGCTGACCGAGTGGCGGAGCTCTGAGGAGTCAGAACAGAGCACCTGGCAGTCCACACAGTGGCAGGCCTTCAATGACTGGCTGCAGAGTGTGAAGGATGCGCTGGGAACGGAAGCGGCGGCAACGCTGGCCGCGACAGCGACAGCGCATGAAGAGCGGCTGAATCTTCTGGAGTACATGAACCGCTTCAATGATTACTTTTGTCCTGTTCTCGACGACGACCTGTGCCCAATCCTTGACGACGACGGCATGGCTCTGATCGGCGACTGGAAATACAGCTATCTCTAATATAAGGAGGCAAAAAAGATGACTATCGATGTATCAAATGGCAGACGCTTCAGTGATGAGCCTGTCCTGGACGAGCTGACCGAAGCCAGTGCGATCCTGCTGCTCCACACGTCCACCGGTGTCAAAAGTGTCACTGTCGAGAAGCTCCGCGACTTCCTGCAGGGCAAGATCAGTGACCTCACGACGGACGACAAGACAAGTGTCGTGGCCGCGATCAACGAGCTGGTGACGGACAAGATGACTGATGAAGAGGCGATCAAAGCTCTGCAGGAAGTCGTTATCAACTATCCCGGTGCAATGGCTGCAAATGCTCTCCCCGTCGAAATGAATTTAGGGATGAGCTACACGGACGAGCAGTCCGCCGATATTGTCGCTGGCAAATTCCAGAAGGTAAGGACCGGCGGCTACTGGACAATCAACGGCACGAAGTACTGGGCAGGCCATGCCGACTATCGCCTGCACTGCGGTGATACTGAGCTGACCAAGCACCATATGCTAGTCTTCCCGGATAAGAGTCTGTACGACGCGAAAATGAATGACACCGACATCACGACAGGCGCTTACTACGGGAGCGCCCTCAAGACTTCCCGTTTGGCAGACGCGCTGGCTAAGGTCAAGAACGACTTCGGTGCCTCTCATGTTCTGAGCTATCGCGTACTGCTCGCGAATGGAGTGGCAAACGGTGCCTCGTCTTCCTGGGCATGGTACGACAGCCAGATTGATCTGATGAATCAGGCTATGGTCTACGGTCATGTAGCATGGGCAGGAAACGGCTGGGACGTTGGAGCTGATAAGACTCAGCTGGCAATCTTTCAGGCACGTCCGGATCTGATCTGTAACAGACAGAACTGGTGGCTGCGTGATGTTCGGTCTTCGACGAATTTTTGCTATGTCTACTCCGATGGCTATGCGTCCAACTCGGGCGCCTCTGCTTCTCTCGGCGTTCGCCCCGCTTTCCTAATCGCGTGATCATAAATCGCGCGGGCCTCTGTGCCCGCGCCTACATCTGGAAATTAAGGAAGCAGGAGAACATGACCTATGTCAGATATACCAAAGAGCGAGCAGAGCTGGTCTCCGCTTGAGACACAGCATCTCTGTTATAAGCTGAGACGCAGGATCAACAGCGAGCTGCTTTTCAGCTTCGGCTACTCGGACAAGCATCTGATCAAGTACATTGCCAAGCTCACCGAGTCGATAAAGGACCGGAAAGAACGCAATAAGCGGATGCATGATCTGTATGAGCAGATGTCAGCATACAGCCACTGGCTAATCGAAGCAGAACGCGATGACGTCGCAAGCCTCACCAGAGACATCGCCAGGCACCTTCGCAAGGCTAATACAATATGGCCGACGTACTACTCGGAATACTGCGAGCGTCGCGTCGAGCTGGATCGGGCCCGCGAGGCCTGCAATGCTCTCGAGGACGAGCTTCAGTATCTGGCTGAGTCGCTTCCTGCAGATAAGAACCGATACACCAGTATCGTGCTCGATGTCGAGGAGATCTTCAACAAGATTGGTGCTCTACGGAGCGCTGACAACCGCTTCCTTGACACTCTCCCAGATGTACCGCCCGCCGTGATGGCGAGACGCGAGAAGGAGAAACAACGTAATAAGAAAAAGTAACTCAGTGGGCTGCTTCTATGGCCGTTCAGTCTTCGACGAATTTTTGCAATGTCAACAACAATGGCAATGCGAACAACTGGAACGCCTCTAATTCTATCGGCGTTCGCCCCGATTTCACGGCCGTGCATCAGGCCACATGCCGCAGCACGGTCAGGGAAAGGAGAGGCAGTCCCTTCCGGAGATAATCCGGATAAATGACAATCATGATGTCGCCGGTTACGACCGATGCGACTATCACATGGTTTTATGGAAGAAAATAACAGATTACTGGATGCGAATGAGCTCTACGACGGTGGCACGAAAGCCATCGCCGGGAGCCCTTTCAAATATGGGACACAGCTCTTCGAGATGAATCATCTCGTCGAGACTGCGAAGCTCCAGAAGAAACTTCAAGAGGGAACATATAGGCCGTCTCCCGGAAAGAAGCGGCCGATCAGCGAACGCGGGCACCGCAGATATATCACCTGCAGCAAGATGGTCGATAAAGCCGTAGCAGACACACTGTGCGAGTCGATCATCATGCCAAGCATCTCGCGGTTCCTGATCTATGACAACACCGCGAGCCAGCCGCACAAGGGCGTCAGCCTACACAGGCGCCGCCTGCTCTGGCATCTCCAGAAGTACTACCGGAGGTACGGTTCCTTCGATGGCTGGATCCTGCTGGTAGACTTCTCCGGGTACTACCCGAACATGGTACACGACATTGATCGGAAGCTGATGATGGGGCTGGTCCGAAAGTCAGGCTTCTGCACAGAGTCAGAGCTGTCGCTCGCGGATGATCTGATCCGCTGGACCTTCCAGACGATGGAGACAGACGTCTCCCGCTTTTCTGATGCAGAGATCCGGCAGATGTACCGCGGCAAGGTGGATCCGGAGCTTAACGCTCATGTAAGCAAGAAGCTCCTCACCGGCAAGAAGATGCTCAGGAAGGGCGTCGACATCGGAAACCGCGTCTCACAGTGTTCCGGCATTGTCCATCCGTACCGGATCGATAACTATCTGAAGATCGTCCGAGGCTGTAAGTATATGAGCCGATATACGGACGACACGCGGCTGATGAACCCGTCCAAGGAGTTCCTCGAGGATTGTCTCAGACAGATCCGGAGGCAGGCGGATCAGATCGGTGTCATCGTGAACGAGAAAAAGACACGCATCCAGCCTCTGCGGAAGCCGTTCAGGCATCTGCAGATTATGTACATATCGAGGGAGGACGGCACAGTCGTCCGGAAGATTAACCCTAAGTCAATCACCAGGGAGCGCCACAAGCTGAAGGCGTACAGGCGTCTGCTGGATGATGGCCGGATGTCATATCCGGAAGTTGAAAATGCGTTTAAGTCGTGGCTGTGTACCAACTGCAACGTGATGAGCTGGCGGCAGATCTACAACCTGGGCGCGCTGTATTTATCTCTCTTTGGTAGGAGGCCAACATGGAAAAGAAAACATTCACGCTTAACCTGGCTGATGACACACAGATCCCCGGCCTGGAGCTCAACGGAAACTGCTATATCAGTAGCAAAAAAGTAGCTGCCGAGCAGTTTACCGATGTCGGGCTCAAGAAGGTCGTGATCAACGGATCCGACGGATCCCAGGAGATCCGCGAAAACCTGGCACTGGTATCTGTCTGGAAGGACGGATCGAAGTACTGGATCGCGCTCCGCGACAAGACAGCCGACGAAGTATATCGGGAGTCACTGGAAAACCAGCTCGCAGACGCGAACAACGCCGTCGCAGAGCTGTCAGAACTGATCGCATCGATGCAGACAGCATAAGGAGGTGTAATCCATGACATTCACAAGTAAGAGCGGACTGGTAAGAATCTGGGGAAGGCGTGTCCTCTCCGGAGAGAACAAGCTGGAAGACGTGCCAAAACTGTTCAACCTGCAAGAAGCCGTCGAAGCATATGTGAAGGAACAGGGAGGATCAGCTGAGTGAGCCTGTTAATTGCGCTGGTACAGAAAAGCAGGAGATCAGAGATGCAATTGGATAAAAGCCTATGAATGACAATTGGGAATCGCTGGCCATGGGGCAGGCAGAGATCATCTCCGGCCTGTCCATTTTATGCTCTGATTTAATCCGGGAGCTTGCCATGTACCGGGAAACAGACCGGGAAGAAGAGGCAATGCAGAAGATACTGAGCATCGAGGACAATGCAGAAAAATGAATCCATCCATCATTACAGGGGTACTCTCCGCCGGAGGTGCGGCAATCATCATAAAACTCATCGACGTTATCCATGACAGTATGCAGGCACATATCCGGCGGAAGGAAGGAAGGCTGTCGCTGGATGAAAAGGTGGACGCCATCGTGGAGACGCAGCAGAACATATCAAAGCAGTTAAAACAAACCGACGAGGTGGTCCTTGCGACGGCAAGGGACCGGATTATTTATCTTTGCCGCCAGAAAGAGCAGGGCAAGTTGTACACACCGGAAGACGTGCAGGAAATCCTCGCCATATATCAGCCGTACCATGAGGACGGAGGAAACCACGCAGCAACCGTCGCGGTGGACCTGTATATGGAACAGGCCAAAGAATGGCAGAAGAGGCAGGCATTGCAGGAATGAAAACGATCAGCAAATACGTAATCGGAACGGTAATTTACATGCTTGGTTTTATCACGGTCATGACCGTGATTTTTTGTTTTAAGGGGAGTGTACCGGATGCGCTCATATATTGTGCGCTGCCGGCAGGAGCGGTTGAAATGGTACTGACGGTCGTGTTAAAGGTGCACGGGGACAAAATGCCGAACAAATCCGCAGACGATGCTTTTGCGGATGCCTGCGCTGACGATGCGGTAGATCAGGAAGAGGAGGCAAAAGGATGAGCAAACAGGATATTGTACGGAAACTGACAAGCCGTAAGTTTTGGGTGGCACTGGTGGCGTTTGTGTCGGCATTGCTGACAGCATTTGCGGTGCCGGATGCGTCGATCTCTCAGGTGACGGCCATCATCATGGCGTTTGGCTCTCTGGTGGCGTATCTCTTTGCCGAGGGATGGGCGGATGCATCCGGAGCGGCGCAGGGAGGTAAAGATAATGGCAATGACGATATCGGATAATGGGGTAGCATTAATCAAGAGATTTGAGGGGTGCCGCCTCATTGCCTATAAGCCCGTAGCGGCAGAGAAATACTACACCATCGGCTATGGGCACTATGGTAAGGATGTATACGCCGGGATGCACATCACGCAGGAACAGGCGGATGCGTATCTCCGACAGGATATTGCAAAGTATGAGCACAAGGTCAATATCTACGATGCGACGTATCACTGGGCGCAGAACGAGTTTGATGCGCTTGTGAGCTTTGCTTATAACGTCGGGTCCATCGATCAGCTGACGGCACGCGGCACACGTTCAAAACGGCAGATAGCAGATAAGATGCTGTCTTATGTATACGGAGCGGGGCACCGCAAGCTGTCCGGGCTGGTTACAAGGCGCAAGGCAGAGCGCGAACTTTTCCTCCGCAAAAACCCGTCAGCGGGAAAGCCTGCAGAAACCGGGACTGCGGATAACACAGTAAGTGCCTACAAGGTCGGCTCCCTTTATCACACGGTGACAAGGCTAAAGGTCCGCAAGGCACCGGGGACCAATGCCGCGCAGGTAAAGCACTCCGAAATGGACCAGAGCGAGAAGCGGTTTGACAATGGGCGGATTGGATGCATCGACAAAAATACGCCCGTCATTCCGCGCGAGGTGAAGAAACAGGATAACAGCGTGTGGCTGAGAATCGGTTCCGGGTGGGTGTGTGCGCGGATGGACGCTGACGTATACATCAAGTAACTGCCGATGCCGCGGACAACAGTGGCATGAATAACTACGAGAATAACTGTGAGAATAACTATGAATAACTACGAATAACTACAAATAACTACCAACAACTACAAAAATCCGGGCGGCTAGCCTCCACCCGGTTTTTCTGCCTCCGCGCTGTATACGGCGTCGGGGGCTTTTTTTATTTTGCGTTTGCAACAAGCTCGTCGATAATCGTGCTCATGGGCTTGCCAGTTTCCGCAGACATCGATTTCAGCTTGGCGTATGTCTCGGCCTTGATATTGGCTGAGATAAGTTGCTTACTGTCATCTTCGGCAGCCGGACCGAATATCTTTTCGTATTCGTTGGCAGAGAGGCTATCCTCTGCCCACTGTCTTGCAGACTCGACGGTGAGCGGGATGATCTCTTCGCCACCAGACCACTCGTTTTGACCGATTGACTCAGCGTATTTAGTCATAGGGCCGCCCTCGCCATAAAGAAAAAACTCTCCAGTCTTTTTGCGATAAAGCGTTTCGCTGATATGGTTAAAGTCGCGATCTCCTAATCCATTCCAATAAGAGCCAATTTCTTTAGCCGTGCTGGTGTCGTAAAGCTTTCCATCTATGATCTTTTTCATATTCAAACCTTTCTGCCCTCGTAACCTCCGGGGCGGGTTGTTGCTATTCGTTTATGTACTCCCAGAACAGATCAAAGCCATACTGCGCCGAATCCTCGTATTTGAATTCCTTCTTCGGCTTGTTCTCTTCTTCGATCTCTCTGTCAATCCGTTCCTGCTCATTCCTGTGCTTAACGCTCATCGGCTCACTGTAACCGTTATGCTCATCCGTAACCATATACTCACGACCACGGTATTCGTAAAACAAGTGGACTGCGTATCCGTTCTTGTCTCTGACCTTGCCTTTGTACACTGCCTTGTTTGCCATGTCTATCCTTTCTGCCATCGTAACCTCCGTGGCGGGTTAAGGTTTAGTTGTAAAATCCGTAACTCCAAGGATCTTTACTTACGATAGGCTTAAGCACTTCGATGATCTTTCCGGCGTCATCGCAATGCTTAACAACCCATGCCGCTTGATATCCTAGGTGATTGCGGCGATCCATTGCTATAAGAGCATCATCGACAAAAACTTCGAAGCTCTTTCCAGCTTTCTGAGCGTTGGCTTCAACCTCGTCTCTGTGAGCTTCAATTTCTTTTGCAAACTTATCGCCTGCATAAACTTTATTGTCTTTCTTTTCGACAAGCTGATTATATTTTTCGATTAAGCTCTCCGCATATCTTATCTGCTTTTCTGTTCCTCTCATTTTTTTGGCTTCCTTTCTTTTGTTTTCTTTCTTTCCCTTACAACTATATTATACATCGAGAATATATAAAGTCAATATAAAATATAATAAATTATATAAATAAAATGGTGGGCAATGGAATAAATTGATTTTTGCCCCATATTTGCCCCATGAATGCAAAGAAGGCAAAAAAATAAGGCCCCGAAGATGCTGTATTTAAGGCATCTTGAGGCTATTTTCGGTGATTAGGTAAAGTGGAATAGGCGGCTATCGTAATAGTATGTGCATCCTAGCAAAAGCACGTAAATTGGGGATTCCTGTTCGTACAGTATAATACCGATTCGTATCATTCTGCCCCATGTTTGCCCCATGATTTTCAGCATATCTTAATTTCCTTCAGCATCTCGTTTTCTTTTTCCTTCATCTTTTCCGTAATGTGATAGTAGACCTCTCTCGTTATCTTGCTGTTTGCATGTCCCAGTCTCCGGGAGATCACATCGAGCGGTATACCGGCCTCCGCAAGCATTGCGGTATGTGTGTGCCGCAGGGAGTGGACCTGCAATCGTCTTTCGAGGAGACGCTCGCAGTTTTCTCTAAAATATTTTGAGTACACATCATAACTGATGTATCCACCGTCAATCGAGGACAGGAACAAGTTTGTACGGTATCCGTATTTCATCTGATCAACGCGCATAAACTGTTTTATTTTCCGGCAGCAGTCATACAGCTCGTCCTGCATGTAGACATCCCGGAAGCTTGTCTCTGTTTTTGTCGAGTTGATCTGCCTGGCACTTTGGACGTAAGTCTTTGTGACGGAAATGCTTCGTAATTTCAAATCCACATCCTTATCATCAAGTGCGATTGCCTCGCCGATTCGGAGACCGGAGAGGATTAAAAACTGCGTGAGCAGTCTCCATCTGTCGACGGTCATGCCGCCGATGAGCTTGTTGATCTCGTCATGCTCTAGATACTTATACTTATCTTTCTCCCTGACTGGCGGTTCTTTTGCTTTCGGAAGTTTATCGAGATAGGAGATATCCTTAACAAGGTCCTCGCGATATCCCCAGCGGATAAGCGATTTAAAGTGCTTTAAACGCTCATTATACGTGCTCGGTGCCGGAGCCGATAGTTTATCTGACACATATGCGGCAGTGAGCGATTTTACCAGTGCGCCGGCTCCAATGAGGCGTTTGAGCGTGGACATGTACATCTTTGATGCTATTACGGTTCCTGCCTTATCATGGCCATCCTGCCATGCGACGCGCCGATCAGCAAGATCGCCAAAGGTAATGCTGTCGGAGGCTCCTGTCGATGACGCAAGCTTTTCGATCTTCTTGCGGATCATCTCCTCCGCAAGCGCTTTATCTGCTTTTTTCGATCCGGACGGTTTGAGCGCCACAGAGACTCTGATCGGGCGTCCGGTCATCGGGTCCTTGGTATGCTCGACGTACTTGATGCTTCCGCTTGATAATTTTTCCGTGTACATTTTTCCCTCCTGATTGCGTGATGCGCCGCAGGAGGATAAAATTAGAGTGCTCGGACAAGAGCACCCGGAAGTCCTCCGGGCGGTGCCGTCCACCATGTTGCAGCATGATGGGCGGCTTTTAATGTTTGCAATTATAAGCTACTTCATCTTGTGGTATACACCTACCATTTCCCCGACGATCAGCACATTATCAGGATCCTCAATAATCGGCTTATACTGCGTATTGCATGGCTGGAGAATCAGATGCCCGTCACTCTTAAATATCTTTTTAAGCACTGCCTCGTTTGAGTCACGAAGAACTATTCCGCAGATATCTCCATCATCAATGTCAGTTCCCTTTTGAATAAAAGCGATATCGCCATCGCGAATCCCGGCGTCAATCATGCTATCGCCATGAACATGCAAGCAGCAGTCCGCCTTAATCGAACTGTCAACAAAAAACATCCCATCATAATTTTGCTCGGCATAGATACCATCGCCGCAGCAGATCGTACCCAGAATCGGGATTCCATGGGCAGCAGG